GAATTTGATGCGCGGTATGCCGGATCAATGGAATGTTTCAGGTCAAGGATTTCAGCAAAAGTGACAGCCGTTGCAGATGCTGCCGTTTTTCCAAGCGTTGAAGCAGTTACAACGCCATTTGGTTGCGCCGATCCGGTTCCGGTTGTGCAGGAACTGTTTACGGCTCGGCCAAAACGAGTGCCGAATACATTGGCAAGTTCAGCAGACATATCGAAAGCGGAATCTTGCAGAAGTTCCCAAGAAATTTTGGCAGCAGTACCGTACTTGTAGGCAGCCAATGAAGTCTGGCCGAATGTCAGGTCTGCAACTGTAAACCCTGCCGCTTCAGCCACAAGGATTGCGCTTGTTGTGGTGTCGTCCTCGGTTGGCCAAGGTAGTGCATTGCCTGTTGCCGTCCGGATTACACGTGCAGCCTGAAGAATGCCGGAATAGTCCAACATGGCGCGTTCAATTTCAGGTACAAATCCCTGTGGAACGGTGTAACCTCCAAGCGTGGTCGTGCCAACTACCTGCGTGGAAGTGCCGCGCATTTCAGACATCATGCTGCGCTGTTCTGGACTTAGCGCGCTTGCGCCATAGCGGAAGTATTGTTCAAAGGTCTGTTCGTAGTCCTTTGCTTTTCCGCGATCGTCTTTGATGGCTGTGGTGTTGACCGTGTAAAGCTGCGGATCAATGATCTTTGCAGCACCATCGTTTGCACGTTTCTCTGCCAATTCATAGGCGCGAATCGTTGCGGTCAATCCTTCGTAATCGGCATCGAGTTTCGTGTATTGCGAATTCTCATCCGATGTCATTGCGCGTACATCCTTGGCTGATGCTTCAACCAAGGCTTTCATTTGTGTGACGACTTTTGCGCGTTCGTCGTACACTTTTTGAATACCTGTTACCATTTGTATGTGTTATTTATTGGTTAGAAGCCGTCATCAAGTTAATGATGTGAAGGCGTTTATTATTTAATTCCTGAATTTCTGTTGCTGTTAGCCCAGCAGGCTTGACTTGCTGTTCATAACTGCGTTTTGCAGCCGATGTATCGGGGTTTGCCGGATACGTGACTGGTGAAGCATCTACTATTCTCCCAACGGATGTGATGGTGCGATGGTTTTTCCCGTCTCGCATTTCCCATACATCTGGCGCTGTACCTGATGAAGAATCAAGATAGAAGCCCCATGAAGACTGCGTAATATCTCCGCGTTCAAGTGCTACCCTTACGTTTTCTCCGTTTGGGCTTTTTGGAAGGTCAACGGAATACCATAGGCCAGTGTCATCAACTCCAACGGTTGCCGTTCCTGATGTTGTTCTTCCAAGTATCAGACTTGGGTCATGGTTGAACAGGATTCGTACATCTGTCATGTCTGCCGACTTTAGGGCCGAACGGCTGATTGATTCCGTGAACCAACCCATGTCATACTGTACATCAAATTTAAGCGCGTAACCGTGCAGCGTATTGGTTTCACCGGACTGGCGAACCTCAATACCTCCAACGCAATCCCTATGCTCCTTAATTGCTGTCTGTTTGTTGATTGTCGTTGCCATTGTTGTCGGTGTTATTGTTGGTATTGTTATTGTCCGGTGTATCCGTTACGTTGTTCGTGTCGGTGGTTGGTGTTGTTTCTGCTGGCAATGGCTGAATACCCATGCCGTTCATTGATGGACTGTATAATATATCACCACCTTCAATCGGGTTAAGGTTATCAATAGCGCGGATCTCGTTTTGCGTCATCCATGCCGGATTAGAAACGCCACCCAAAGCCCGTGTAAAATACTCGCGCCTGCTTTGTGTGTCTCCGCGTAA